TGTAAGCTCCTTTAGCTTTATCTTATATCCTATTGCTATCTGAGGCTCTATTGTCTCATCTTGAGCAAATAGCAATGGATAAATCTTAGCATCATACTGAAACTTACCATAGTTATTCTCTGATAGCCAATTAAGTATAGCATCTTCGAGTCTCTGTTCTGCTGCTATCACATAGCTATCGGGTAAGTTCACTCCTAACAGGGCAAACTTATCTCCCGCAGCGAGGTTGAGGTTAGCATTGGGCATAAGCACCCCGAAGTCGTCTAATGACTTCTGTAAGGTCAGAGTTATCTCTTGCGTAGATAGGTCGGGCTGTATTATAGTGCCCCTGTCTGTTATGTATGGCACGGAAGCCCTGAAGTCGGCTGTGATGAATGCAGAGCCATCTACCAATGGGCTGAGAGGCTCAGACACGCTGACCTCTATCTTGACCTTGAAGTCCCATACACCACTTGGGAAGTAACCCAATAGCGTATCATATACCTCTTGCTCAGGTATGAATAGCTGTCCCGCTATGGCTTCGTTAGGGTCTGAGCCACCTACGGGGGGTAAAAACTCGTATGACCCGCCACCCGTGATAGGTATGATACTCGCATCTACCCTATTCTCGAAGTAAGGCGTTATTGTCAGTGTGAACGAATGTTCTTGTATGCCCGAATGTATCACGGAACTGACCATTCCATAGTTTACAGACGATAAATATAGCTTTGTGAGCTGCTCTGCTGTCCTGCTGAATGATGTTATGGTGAATATCGTCTCTCTGCCGTCTATGAACTCTGAGGCTGAGTATATCTCTCTTGGTGGTATGAATATGTTTTGCACGGCATTTAGCCCGTCATTACGCACTCCATTTATGCCCATCACCTTGAAGTTACTACCTGCACATAATCCACTTTTCATGGATATGGTCATCTCTCCCTTTGCGGAAACAGCCTCAGAGAGGTTGAAGCCAAGTGGGTTGAGCGTTATCTCAAAGGTAGCATCTTTCACCTTGCCTACCTCGTTTATCTCGTCTGACCCTATGTCGCCTACTGTCTTTATCACATCTATCGGCAGACCACCATATGTCACCCCCTCTATCGTAGGGTATATCTCAGGCAGGTCTCCTGTGCCGTCAAAGCGTATGAAAGCCTCTGTGGTATTGCCGAGTGCTATCTGCTCTGCATCGGTATAGTAATCCCTGACCCAAGCACCTATTATGCCGTCACCTTGTGTGAATATGGTAGGCATAAGGTTGGGAGCATATCGTGGACAAGGGTTGAGAGCAAAGCGTGGGCTGTCTCTGTAATAGTTGTATGGTATGTTCTTATCCGAGCCTACACCCCTCACCAAAGCATATATCTTATCTTCTGTCGGTGACTTGGTTATCTCGTACAGACCGTCTGCCTTGCCATAGGCAAACTCCTTAGTAACCACATTGCCGAGTTGCTTTACTGTAGTTATGCCCGTTATTGGGCTGGTATAACTAACAGAGCTTATGGTATCATAGATATGTATGGTAGTGCCAAGAATGGCGAATTTAAGCCCATATATATCCCTTATCGCTTGTAGTGCATCCCATATCTTCAAGCCGTCAAGAGACACCTCTTTGTAGTTGTTAGCCTGAGCAGAAAACAATCCTGTTTCATAGGTTACTGTCCACGCCATAGACCTATATTGTAGGTTGCCCAATATCCTGTTATATAGTTCTTGTATGTTGCCTATGAACTGTACATTATTTATGCCTGTGGTGAGCCTGAACGGGTCGTTGGCTATCACATCAAGAAAATCTATGTCCTTGAGTATCTCTTGCTGTGGCTTGAGAGTAAGGGTGTATTTCTTCTCTATCTGTGTGTTATCCTTGAAGCGCACAGGTATAGTATAGTTATACCACTCCTCGCCTCCATATATGGCGAAGCACTCCGTGAGCCACTCTGCCTCCGTTATGGTCTCAGAGGTAGAGAGGTCTCCCACTATGCTCCTATCATCCATGAGTTGCTCCGATACGGTATAATCCGATAGCTTGAGGTCATGGAAGTTAACTATATCTGTTCCACTTAGCTTCTTTAAAATAATCATATTCTTTTGCCGTTGTGCATCCTGAATGCCATTTTTCTTAACCTACCTTTGCGGTATGATATGTGTATCCACTCCACCTTACCTATTACCTTGCCATTCTTATCTTTCTTATCCTTTGTCTCGAAGATAAGTTGGTCATAGCTTAGGTTGTCTCTTATCAGAGCAAAGAGTGCTTCATTGTTATCACAAAAGATATCTGCTGCCTCTCCCAACATATGCTGAGAGCTTTCGCTACCTCCTACTGCTGTGTTTAGTGCCTTACTGCGATACCCGTTTGACACGAAGATAGGCTTACCATACAATGCTCTTGCAGGGTCTAACACCTCTCTTATCAATGTCTTTAGGTTCTCCTCCGCCTCTCTTGTGGGAGTGTTGTCTATGCCTAACTTATTAGCCGTTGCCGACTTAGATAACTCTTTTATGGTGAAATATATTAAGTCCATGTCTCTTTTTCTTTAAGTACGGGACAATCGGAGTGAGGGCATTCGTTTACCAATGATAATATCCTCAAGAAGCGCATATTCTCTTTAGACAGTACGGAGTTCTCCTCCTTATACCTCTTGTTCTCTGCCTCAAGTGACGATAGTCTCTGCTCGAAGTCCCTTTTCATGGTGTTTATCTCCGTTCTCAGCTCCTCTATCTCGTCACGGTATTCCTGTATCCTCTTGTCATAATGCCTCTCCAAATCTGTTATTATGCTTCGGTATATGTCTATGCTGGACTTCTCGTTAATTATCTCTTGTGCATCTACATTTGCTTCTGCTATATCTGCTTCGGCATCTGCCTTTTTTTTCTGCGACTTAAGAGAAAACATCTTTACTAAAAAATCCACCACNTTACCTAATATACCTCCTGCTATCAAAGTACCTATGTATGGTGCTACTTCGGCTATCCATTTCATATCGTATAGTTTTTAATCGTTATTTATTTCTGTATTATTTTTAGGTGCTCCTTTTGTTTTTACTTTTGTCAATGACACTCCCACTTTACTTGCTATCTCATCTTCTCTTGCCTCCTCTATCACCTTGTCGGTGCTTATCCTTGCTGTCTCATCTGCTGCCGATAGTGGGCTTATCTCTGCTGCTGTCTCGTTAGATATAGCCTTAGCACTCTTCAGTTGTACTATGTTGTTTACTATCTCCGTCTCTGACTGAGGCATCCACACATCAAACTCCGCCCTTATGTTGAGTGAGTTATATTCGGTGATTTTCCCTTCTTCTATTCCCAATCCATATTTGAATAGCTGACACGCTTCGTCTGCCACCTCGTCATAGTCTCTTGCATCTGTTGAGGCTTTTTCGAGTGCTGTGTTCAGTAAGAGTTTTATTGCTATGCCACTTGGCTCTGAGGACATCTTAATGTCGTCAGGGTGTAGGAATAGCGTTGATGTCTGCCATTGTATCTGCTTTCTCAGGTCGGCTATCAGGTTCTCCATGCCGTCAGGGCTTGGTGGCGACTTGAACTCCGCGGTGCCATTGCTGTCGGGGTTAGGGTCGTTGAGTATTATAGCACCTGCCGTCTTGGTTATCTTAGGGTCGAGCTTACCTCTTATATATAGCAGTCCCCAGCCGTGTCTTTTCATTATCACGGTATAGATGTTATATATTATCTCGGTGGTCTCTATTATTGACTGTGCATTTTCCCAAGCCACCTGTCCTCTCTTATATACTACGGGTAGTCTGTCAAAGCCGTGCGCCGTAACCTCTATGAGCCTATATTCGTTGCCTGTCGTCTTTACTATGACATATCTGTTTACCTTGTCGTAAGCCTCTATTGTCTCTTGCCCATCTTTCATGAAGTACATGGCAAAGAAGTCCAACTTGCCATAGCGGTCTCTATGTGGCAATAGTGTATAGTTATCCATATAAGATACCGTCTTGGAGTTTATTTTCTTCTCGTCATCGAAATAAAATATCCAAGCGGAGTCTCCTACCGACTTTTGCTTATATACCACCTCCCACTTCCTTATGTCCATGTTCCTGTTGAGCCACTTCTCTTTCAGGTTTATGAACAGGTCTTTCTCGGACTCTTTTGGCTTATGGTTACATAGCGTGAAGCGCATCTTCTTGCCACATAGGTACTGTGTCTGCTTCTCTACTATCTTAGCCTGATATGCCAATGCCATGCGTATGTACTTCACCTCCATGAAGCCATCGCCTACCTTAGCTACTATCTTGGGCACATTCTCGTCAAAGTTTATGTCGTGCATAGAGGGGTCAAGCTCCTTGAGATATGTAGCCTGACTTATCTGCTTTAACATCCTTGTTGGCGGTGTTGCAGCCACCATTGTCCCTGCCTCTACGAGGATGCCATCAAGAGCACCTATCACCGTGCCTCCTCTGGTGAAAGGCTCTTTCAGGAGCATATCTTCGGGCTTATCAAATCTGTCTAAAAATTTACTCATTACCATTCGTTATTAAAAAAATCTTCTAAATCTATATGTATATCATCTTTGCCTTGCATATATGTGTCTCCCGTTGGCACTATGCCATTGGGCACATAGTCAAGGTCGGGGTACATTCTCAATATCATAGGGTCTAACAGGTCGGGCGAGTTACCCTTGCCGAGCATAGCACCCATCTCCTTTTTCGTTATCAGCCCTATCTTGCCGTTGTTACTCACCTTAGGTATGAGCACCTTGCTCTCTCTTATCAGCTCTTGCCGTATTGTACGGCTCTCCTTTGCGTTCTTATGCTTATATATCCTATCTAATAGGTTCTTTTCTATGGATATTGCTCTTGCATCAAGCATTTCGGATAGTTTGTGTGCACATTCGGCTTTTAGCGTAGAGAATCGTGCCTTACCCGCCTTTGATGGTGTGAAGTTACTGTTGAAGGCTACTGCTCCTGAGAAGAAGCCACTGAAGAATGAGCCTACCCCTATGCTGTCATATATGATATTGTAGTTACCTATGTCGTGCTTCTGCTGTAATAGCTGCACTGCGTTGATAGCTTCGGGAGGCGTTATAGTGCCCGACAGTACCACTATGTCTTTTATGTGGAAGCCATACCATACCATAGCCACCAAGTTGTCGTCTCCTTGTAGGGCTATGTCCACCGTTATGTACTTCTTTTCTGTTATCTGATAGTCGTTGTCGAATAGGTTATCCATATGCTGAGGATATATCAGCGACTCGCTATCCTCCTCCATATCCACATTCCAATTACCCTCCAAGAGTTGTGCTGCTTGTGTGCCCCCTGCCATAGCCAAGTTACCTACATACTGCGGTTGGTCTTTCAGGAGTATCTTGTTATCTCCGAGCTTACCTGAGTAAAAGGTGAACGACTTAATAAGGTCGTATGGCGATAGGTGTTCTGTCTTTGATGCTTTCATCTGCCTATCTATCCTCTCCTTACAGCGCACATATACCTCGTCAGGCGTATCTCCCCATATCACATCTTCTACTGTGCCCCCTGCATAATAGAAGTATCTCACTACCCCGTCTCTTAGTGGGTCTATGAACCCATCTTCATCTACATACCAATCTATGAACTTCCTCACCCAAGAGTTGCGCTTTGGGTTGGTAGTGCCTCTGAATAGTGGCTTCTCTCCTGAGCTACCACGATTACGGGACATTAGGTAGGCAAAGGTGTTCCATTGGTACGCTGTTAGCTCGTCCATATATATGAAATCATACTGCCACCCTTTTACCCTTTCTGTTATGTCGTGTATGTTCTCATTTGCCATATGTGTCATCACTACCTTGCACCCGCTTACGAACTCTATTTCGGGGTTGTCTGACATTGTTGTCCTTGCTATCAGAGGCTCAGGGTATAGCTTTGCAAACTCTTCGGGCATACTACCTCCTCCTTTTAGTTCTCCCAAGTTTTTACGGACATATAGTGCTCTGTAGTTGGGGTTTCCTACATAGTATGCTATGGCTAATACGGCGGCACTTGTGTTGTGTGTTACTATAAAGTCATTTGTCAAATAAAGACTATTGGGGTTACTTACGGCAATACATCTGGCCTCTTTTTTCCCAATATACCTATATCCTATTATTCTTCTATTAAGTAAATGGTCTCCTCCATTAAATTTATTATTACATCTTTCTTTTTTTCTCTTAAGCCTAAATAAATTTTCAGAATTTTTAATATTAACATATACATCATAAGCATCCTTACATTGGATATATATACCATCTTTATCCTTATATCCTGCTTTTGCTTTATTTATAGTGGCCTTTCCACCTAAGGAGCGTATTATCCATTGAATATCTTCTGCCAGTTGCTCACTTGTAGTTGTATAAACTATTCTCCCATCTTTACTAATAAAACCATCTGTATCAAATAATCCCTGTATTATTGATAATCTATATTCAATACTGCGAACCTTATAAACAGTTGGTATAAATTTAGTATGCGACCTTGTTCCAAATAGTTTCAACTGTTTAAGTCCTTTAATTAAATCCCCTGCTTTTTCAACAGTATAATCATATTTGGATTTATACCTTAATTTTAATCCTGTGATAGACTCAAAACTATCTACTATCTCTTTATCAGCAGTAGATATTTTAATTTGATTTGTAACTATTGAACCATCTCCAATAAGCAATCCTAAGATATATGGGTCTATTGGGCAATGTGATGAAGTACAGCTTCGAGTGAACTGTATTGGATTAGAGAGAGGAACGAGTAAATTCGACTGACTATCTTTATTTCTATCCATCCAAGCCATTACCTGTTCTGCTGTCATCACCCTCCAGTCTAAGTCATAATCTCCGCCATTCAGTCTTCTTTTTTTACTTATATTTTTACTTACCTTAACATTCCACAGATGGTCTAAGGTACATTCTGATTTTGCACCATCAACAAAGGTGAACTCATATATGTCTTGCTCTCCTAATTCATATACTCCTATAACTCGTTGCATACCTCCATCAGTACCACTAATTATATTTCCAACCTTTAGGTCTCCAAACCTCCTCATTCCAAAAGGGGTAACCACTTGTGCATCAAGAGGATGTCCTTTCCCAACTCCTGCGGCACCTCCACCGAATACAACATCAATATTGCTTTCCACGAATTTCTCTTGGAAGCCTTCTTGGGGTGCTATTATCTTATCTTTAGTCTTATTATCTCGTGTAGCCATAACCTCACAAAGATAGGAAAAAATATTTGAATTACACAAGGGGCTATCCCTGTAACTCGTAGGGGGGTATTGCATAAAACAATAGTGTTACATATCTTTGTTGGGATAAAAAATAACATATTATTATGGCAAAGACAGAAGCAGAAATCCTGCAAACATTTAAAGACTACGCTAAATCTAAAAATCTTAGTGTAAGCGAAATTACCATGCAGAAAAGAGCTGCAAAAATAGCTCAGAAGGCATTAGAAGACGCGGAGTTGGAGCAATCATTGATTGATGCAGACCTTGAGTTCCTTGAAGTTATTAACGATAATATCAGGCACGAAAGGGCACAGCAGAAGAAAGATGATGAAGCTAACTTCAAAAAGGTAAGGTAGAACCTATAGCTCCAAAAGAACCCAAAGAGGTTGACGACAATCCCGTTTTGGCTAAGTTGGAGGCATTGGAGAAGAAGCTGAGTGCTTATGAGCAAAAGGAGACTGTGTTACAGAAACGGCAGTCCATAGAGAGTAAACTCTATACAAAGGGCATTGACAAGAAAGACAAGGCTGTTGTGGAGAAGATACTTTCGACACAGAGTATTACCGTTGAGACAGATGAAGATGCTGTTGTTGATACACTTGTAGATGTGTATAACTCACTTAAATCTTCTTTTAGTGGAGGAAATCCCCCACTCTCTGCTTCGGGTAGTCCTACTGAGGACAAAAAGCTTTTGGATATTTTTCAAAAGGCTAAAGAAATTAATGATTTAAATAATTAAAACATTTTACCAAATGACAGGAAATGTAACAGGTAGAACTTTTAGCAGGAGAGGTACGCTTTCGGGTGGTCGGTCAGTTATTGACCAAGAGCATCTACAAGGGAGGCTTACCAATGGTGCTTTAATTTCTAACCCACCAGCTGTTGGTGGGATTATCTTTGAGGGTGATATTGCCGAGTACAACTATGGTACTAAGTTGGCTAAGCACCTGAAAGTATTTAAGCTTGCTGCGGAGATTACCGACGCAAGCACTGAGATTCAGTTTGTGAGAAACGACTTCACGCATCAACTTGAGGCGGGGTTGGTACTTATGGTTGCTCCGAGTGCTCTTAACGGCACAGGTAGATATATCACAGTGGGTGCTGTGACTAAGAAGAATGTATCTCTTATCGGCAATGTATATTCATGTGCTATCACTGCTGGTGTGTTTGGCTCAGGGGTCACTATCCCTGCAAACACCTTGTTTGTTGAGGGCGTACCTGCTGGGTCTATTGAGGCTTATTCGGTAGCCAATGGCGGTGCTGACTATGTTGCGGGCGACATTATCACTGTGACACAGACGGGTGGTGCTAACGGCACATTCGAGGTGCTTACAGTAGATGTAGCTGGAGCTATTGAGACAGTAAGACAGACAAATAAGGGCACTGGCTACGCTGTGGCTAATGGTCTTGCTACGACAACTAACTCTGTTGCTGGTGCGGGTGCTACTATTAGCATCACTGCTATTGGTGCGGGTATGTTGGTAACTAACCCAAATGCTATCTTCACTACTGATGTGTATATAGATGTTGTTCCAGCTACTGGCGATAGTGACTATGATGGTGCGAGATACCATGCTCCGCTATACAATGTCTGCACCCTGTTAGGTGCTAAGGTTACTCCTATCCCTGCTGCTGTCAAGGCTAACTTGAGAACAGGATACAGTGATATTAAAATTTTTGAATAAGGAGGAATAGACAATGAAATACGGAATTAGTGTATATGATGCTTTGTTAGAGTCGCCAAAGGCGATGCAGCTTTACCTTGACAACACTTTTAATGAGCGTTTTAAGGCTGAGTTGTGGAAGCAATTTTTTACTTGGGACTTATCCCCTTCTCTTGACGATGGCTTCAAGGCTGTAGAGGTGGTTAAGGCTGCTAATGTTATGGCGGATATCCGTGCAAGATTTTCTCCTGTGGCACAGAGAGATACTAATGGCTTGGAGTACTATCTTGGTACTGTTCCAGACCTCTCTCATGGCTTCAAGGAGGGAGTTGAGGACAGGGTGCGCCTGAAGAGGATAGCTGAGATGGCTATGGGTAATGAGCAGATTATAGCTCAGTTCACACATAAGTTAGAGCCGTTTATTCAGGGTATTCACTCTCGTATCACCAACATGGGTATGCAGCTTATCTCTAAGGGTGAGATTTATGATGCCAACACACAAGGTACAGGTATCCCTTATAAGAGTAAAGCTCCTATCCCTACTGCTAACTTCAAGACTGCTGGTGCTGCTGTATGGTCGGACAATACCAATGCGAAGATATTTACCGATATGATAAATACCGAGAAGTATGTTCGTGACACGCTGGGCTATCAAGGCTTACTTGAGTGGAATGTAGATAAGACTACCATGACCAATATCCTCAACAACAAAGAGGTTAAGGATTTGGTTGGTGCTATCCTCACTGCTACTGGTGTGCTGTTCAATCCTAACACACCTATCACTATGACACAGCTTGACACCTTTATTGGTGAGTGGAGGCAGATTGCCCCTATCAAGCTTGTTGAGGAGTCACAGACCGTTTACAACCCTGACGGCAATGTTGTTGTCAATGGTTGGAAGGCTGGTAGTGCTGTTCTTCGCCCTGCGGGTAGGGCTGGTGTTGTTAAGTATAGCTTACTTGAGGAGCTTATGGCTGTTCAGGGCGAGGCTGGTATTAACATCACCTATCTTGAGGGTGGTCGTATCGGTATCAAGCGTAAGTTTAATGCTGCTACTGAGCAGTGGAGTACTGATGTACTTGCTGCTGCTGTGCCTACATTAAGCTCTTGGAGATACCATGTGATTGTTGATAGTACAACTGCTGAAGATTAGTTATGGATATTATAGCATACTTAAAAGGCAAGGTAGGGTTTAATATCACCGAAGCAAAGGTGGGGAGCATACTTCTTGATAGGGGTATCTCCTCGTCTGCTACGGCGGAGAGTCTTACTGAAAAACAGCGACAGCTCTTATATGCCGATTGTCTTATGTTTGGCTCTACTATAATGAGCAACAGTTCCCGTAGGGGTAGTTTCTCAGAGAGCATAAGCAATAGCAATGGCAAGGACTTGCGTGTGTTGGCTAATAGTATCTATAAGAAGTACGATGACGACAGATATGATAGTTCCATTGAGACAGATTTAACTTGGATAGAGTATGAGTAATATAGAGTACCCTTTTATCGGTAGGATATATCGGACTACGGAGCAGATAGGAGAAGAGTCTCCATTAGAGCAGACGGAAGCTGCACCTACATTGGTTGCCGAGTTTCCTTGTGATGTTCAGCGTGATGGCTCTGGTTATAGGTCTGATAGGGGTACTCTTATATTCCTTTACAACATTTACTTTGACCCTTTAGCGATAGAGGTCAAGGCTAATGACATATTCGAGTGCGATATTTTCTCTAATGGCAAGATTGTTTCCTTTTGGGCGCACGACTTGGGTTGGGAGCTTAAAGTAAAAGATGATACTGTATTATGAGTGAAGATATAAGAAAGGCTATGAATAACTTGTATAGTTATGCTACGGGCAAGGTGGAGGGTGGCTTGACTGCTGCTTGTCCTGCCGTGCTTGAGGCTATCTTCGAGGATAGGACATGGTCTGACGACACTTATAATCTCAGGGATAGCTTTGCTTGGGCTATCTTCCGTGACGGCATAGAGCTAAAGAGAGGTTATCTTAATGACAACCAGATGGCTACTGAGCCGAGAAGGGCAAGAGGTGAGATGCGTAATATAGTTGGCAATAGGGACATATGGGGCAGGGAGCAGGCAGATGCCTTCCTTGACGAGTATGAGCCTCAGACGGGTAGCACCTATGAGGCGGTCTTTGTTGCGGGTATGTATTATGCTGTTTACCTTGAGTGGAAGAACCTGCTTATAGGCTTCATCAATGGTGAGGAGATAGCTAAGGAGGAGGTAATCACATATCTAAAGAAGAGTTATGAACCGATATATACTAATAAGCAATGAGCACATTAGCTAAGGCGAGAGATTATCTATGGCAGTTATGCAAGGGTACTGTTTCTACTAACATATATGTTAGTGACAGACCAGCTGCTATCCCCGATAGTGTTACCGACTTTGTTGTGGTGAGCACCCCTATGCGTTTTAGGAGTGCTACTGACAGGGGCGACAATGCTATTATGAGAGGTGCTGTTATGGTGGAGCTATATGCTAAGAACCTCAAGAATGGCAATGAGAACACTGCTAAGCTCAATAGTATGGAACAGGCTTTTTATGGTGCTTTAGGGAGTGCTAATATCAATGGCTTTAGAATTAAGCTCAGGGGTGCGAGTGTAGCTCCGCCGTTTGAGAATTATCATATAACAGTAATAACATTAGATTTAATAATAACATAATATGGCAAAAAAATATGCAATAGGGTTAGAAGATATTAAGCTAAAGATAGAGAGTGCATCTTCGGGAACACCGTTTTACACTCTTGCTTCTATTGGTGAGGTAGCTGAGAACTCTACACAGTTTGTGCAAGAAGCACCTGCTGAGACCAAGTTCAAGGGGGATTACGGNGATGTGACCCTTTTCACCTTGTTTCAGAATGGTGATATCACTCTTGAGACAGATATAATTGAGGTTAATGGCGAGAAGATGGCTGCTCTTACAGGCTCTGTTTGGACAGCGGGGACTAAGACCGCTTCTCTTCCTGTATCTGCACCTATCATCTTCGGTGAGGTAGAGCTTACCTTCGACACTGGCTTTGATAAGATAAAGATATACAGAGGACAGGTTGTCGCTTATCTCAATGGTGCTAACCTCAAGACGGAGATGTTTAAACTACACCTCAAGGTGACTGCTGTACCAGCTACAGAGGGTTATGTTGATGTGGTAACAGAGGCATAGTTATGAGTAAGGTGTATGCTATTGGCCTATCGGACATAAAGCTAAAATTAGAAGGCAATGTAGCGGAGGTTGATACTCTTACCATAACCGCAGGGGCTTCCTCGTCAGGTGATATAACCATCACCTTAGATGGGGTAGCCTATCCTGTGGCGGTATTGGAGTTGGACACCCCTGCCGAGATAGGTGATAAGATACGATTAGAGACTTTTACTGGGTGGACTGTCACTGGTGTTGATGAAGAGGTTATCTTCACCGCCGATGAGCCTTTAGCTCGTGTTGCTCCTGTTTTTAGTGGGGGTACTACTGGTGTTACTGGCTCTTTTGTCCGCACGATAGAGGGTGTTGGCCTTGCCTTTGGTGTAGCTACTACCGTAGGTGAGGTTGCTGAAAATTCTACACAGTTTGTGCAAGAAGCACCTGCTGAGACTAAGTTCAAGGGTGACTATAACGATGTTACTCTTTTCACTCAGTTTCAGAATGGTGACATAATGTTGGAGACCGACATCATAGAGGTCAATGGTGCTAAGATGTCCGCCCTTACTGGTGCTACTTGGGATAGTGCTACTAAGACTGCTTC